CATAGTTATTTGCAACATATAGCATCTTGTCGCACAGGTCATCAAAATCTGGTTCTGCCCATTCACCAGCATTTTCGTACAGTCCGAACATCTTATGTGTACCCCATCTAAAATTAAGAGGTACAGACATGTCAGCAAACTCTGTACATGCCAGAGCATTTGTGCAAATGGTTGGAATTCCTTTTCCAATTCCTTGGAATGGTATATTTCCCCAACCTTCACCGCTCGTTGGGTAAATCAGGCAGTCTGCCATGTCATAAATCTCGCCCAATCCTTCATGTGAAACTTCATCGTCAATAACCTGAATCTGTCGGTGTTTGAGCGGATACATTGTTCCATCTCTATAGATTCTTCCGTCAGGCTCTCCATTTGATTTAAAGATCAAACGGTAATTGTCATTGCCCTCAAATAATTTTAAGAAAGCATCTACCGCCATTTGGGAGTTCTTACGACTGGAAGGTGAGCCAATGGATAGGAATGTAAATGTAGAATGAGGCGTTCTCAATTTGGGATAATAAATCTTCGGGTCAACACCAAGCTTAAACTCATAAACGGGTTTATAAACCCCTGATTGAACAAACACCTTCCGCATCGCTTCGGTACATGTCCATATCTCATCCATCTTGTTACACAGTTCAACCCAATGGTTTGGCAATCGGTTTGTTTCCCAGAAGGTGTAGCCAACGCTATACATCCGTGACCGTACAAATGCCTCCGGCACGGAATGATTGATTACAATCTCATCGGTGCAATCATCCTTTTCGTAATAACCAACTCCCAAACCTTCAAGAGCAGCCATTTCAGGTGGCATTTGAATTCGACCAATATGCCTCCAGTCGGCGGGTTTACTTCTTCGAATCGGCAATCCACTCGTTCCGATAAAATCCCATAAGCGATCAGGTGTGTAGCCGTAGCCTTCACTAAATTTTGGCACTTGGTTGTCAGACCAAACTATCATTCTTTAACCCTTTCATCTCGATGTATTTTTCGACAGGAATCATCGCCCTTTCATTCTCAATTTTGTAAGAGTCAAGTCTTGTCAATGTTTTCTTATCTTCAATTTTAGCAAGCTTCGCAGCAAACCATTGATCCTTTTTGATGATATTTTTCAACTTACCGAACACACCAGGAAATACCACGATCTTAAAGATTTGTTTTCCATCCCAGCCATAGACATTTGCCATATCTTTGCCAGTCTGTGTCGTAAAGAATCTCGTGTGCAAGATATACAAAAGAGTCTTTTCCGAATCCACATCTCCCAGACCCGATGGGTACAGCCACGCATAGTCATGCTCTAATCCCTTGGCTCTCAACTGCGTGAACTTATGCAAGGGGGTATCAATATAATTAAAAGCGTCACTGAAAGCATGAAGCGTTCTGTCACCGATAAGGGCATAGAGATAGTCTCTTACGGCCACCTCTGTGTCACGCTCTGCAAAGACCGTAGCGGAGCCTGAAGCGTCTTCAAATTCAATACGGAGGTATTGTGGTGTTTTCTTAGTTGAACGCACCACAGCCCTAACCAGCGTCAATGGAGAGGTGATTTCATGGAAGTTAGCAATGTCTTCTACGAAGTCATCCATTTCATTCTTATCTGAAGCAATAGTGATAGGGAATCCTAGAATGGGTAGATAGTATCTTTCGTGCTCAAATTGAGACTCAAACCCCAAAGATTTGAAAGCTCCTACCTTTTCTAAGTTTTCTTTAACATTGGATCTTACTGCTCTCTTTGAACATTTGTTTATGAATTCATCGTATGAGTTAAATGGTCTCTTATCAATAATTTCTTGAATAGCGGTCTTACCACAAGCCTGAACATTGCTTAATCCGAAACGGATACCTTCTTCACTGCCCTCTTTGCCGATTGTAAAGAATTCATCTGACTCGTTCACATCAGGAGGAAGAATCTTAACCCCAAGTCTTTGCGCTTCCATGAGGTAAGCGGTGATCTTATCTGTTGAGTCTTCATTAGATAGAAGTGCCCATGTAAATTCGACAGGATAATAAACCTTTAACCACATTGTCTGATACGAGAGCATTGAATAAGCAACAGCATGAGACTTGTTGAACATATAGAGAGCAGCCATTTCAAACTCAGACCAAATCTTTTCAGCCTTTTCTTTTGTAATGTATTTGTTATTAACAAACTTCTCTCTGTACTCATCAAATCCGGCAGAGTCTCTCTTCTTACCGATGATTTTTCTAAGTTTGTCAGCCTCTGACCAAGTAAAATCAGCAAGAAGCACAGCCATTTGCATTAACTGCTCCTGAAAAATTACAGTGCCGTAAGTTTCACGAAGAATATCTTCAACAAGAGGATGAGGATACTTTGGCTTCTTCTCTCCCTTTTTACATTCAATGTATGTTTTACCTTGTGACAACAATGCACCGGGGCGAACAAGAGCGTTACTAACCACAAGGTCGTTAAAGTCATCAACGCCCATTCTCTCAATCAAGTTGCGATAAGCAGCGGCATCAGCTTGGAATACACCGACAGTATTACCTTCTGCGATATTCTTATACACAGCAGTATCATCTAGGCTCAGTGATTTGTCCGTTACATCTACACCCGTTCTCTCCTTGATCTTACTGATGCAGTCTTTGATAACAGATACCGTTTTAAGACCAAGTACGTCAATCTTAATAAGACCAACTGCTTCAGCATCTTCCATGTCAAAAGCAGTTACGACAGAGCGAACATTGTTATTAACATCTTTTCTTGTCTCAACAGGACATACATCAGTCAATGGAATTGCAGACACAACCATTCCAGCAGCATGAATTCCGGCATTACGAATGCGACCTTCAAGCCTCTTAGAGAGGTTCGCTACATCTGGATATTTTGAGCAGAAGATTTTGCCCTTTTCAGATGTTTCAAGTTCTTCAAGTGTTTCAAAGTATGGAGTGATTGCATTAATCTCCTGAAAAGGCACTTGGTAAACTCTGGAAACATCTTTAACAGCAGATTTAGGTTTGTATGTACCATAAGTTGTGATAGCCGCTACATTGTCATGTCCCCATCTATCACGAAGATAATTACGAACCTCATGTCTTCTCTTATCTTCAAAGTCCAAGTCAATGTCAGGATAGTCGTTTCTGTCTGGGTTGATAAAGCGAGCGAATAGCAGGCTGTACTTAATTGGGTCAACCTTTGAAATATCCAAAAGGAAAGCAAGGATGCTCCCGCCAACTGAACCACGACCTGTACCACGACCAATATTATTTTGATCGGCCCATTTAACCAAGTCCCAAACGATTAGGAAGTAGTCTGCAAAACCGAGTTGCTTAATGATTCCGAGTTCCTCATCAAGTCTGTCCTTGTACTCTTGACCATACCCTCTGTTTTGCAATTCAAACTCGGTTATCTCACGCAGGTATTCATTTGAGTCAAACATCTTTGAATACTTGGGAAGAAGATTACTTCTCTTAACAATTCTCGCAGAACACTTTTCTGCAACTTCAATTGTGTTTTCTAAGTAAGAAGTATTGGCGTATCCGGCTTCTTCAAACCAAGAATACACGGTGTCTGCATTAGCGATGTACGGATTGATTTCATCAAACCTAAGACTTCTGTTGGGGTACATCTTATTAATCTTGTCAACGATTGAAACATGAGGATCGTTGATTATCCCGCTATTTTCTTTTGCCAATCTTTCTTCAGCAGCACCTAGACTTGGGTACTGTGAAACCATTAGAAGAACTTCTTCACAGCCCCTGTCTTCATGTGTAGGGAAATGGCAGTCTGCTGTTGCAACAACTTTCTTGCCAAAGTGTTCTGCTAAGTCAATTAATCCATCATTAATATGCTTTGGATTCCACGCTTGGATTTCAAAATAGAAATCATCTTTGAATATCTTTACAAATCTTTCTGATAACTGCTCTGCTCGTGCATAGTTCTTATTATCAATTGCTTTGGATATCGCACTACCCATGCACCCAGATAGAGCAACAATGTCGTTGTCTACCAGTTCCTCTAAAAGATCAAAATCCATTCTTGGCTTGTAATAGAAGTTATTAGTCCAGCCCATCTTTGAGGCCTTGAACAACTTCTGCAAACCCTCGTTGTTCTTTGCAAGAAGAATGAGGTGATACCTTTCATGTTTCCCATCTCCGTCTGAATTGACCGATGGAACAAAGTAGGCTTCAATGCCAAACAATGGTCGCACATCTTGCTTATCGCAAGCATCTTGGAATTTTAAAACTCCACCCATTGTTCCGTGATCAGTGATTGCTGAGGCAAACTGACCATTGCGACTTGAGGTCTTTGCAATCTCTTCTGGAGTTGACATACCGTCAAGCAATGAATACTCAGAGTGACAGTGTAAGTGAACGAAATTAGTCATTAATTTCCAATTCTAATAAGCTCCCAATTGAGGGTAGCGTTTCCCAATATTTTTTATTGTACCATGCTCTTCTAAGAAAAGCGTTGTATCCACTGTCCAAAAGACTGATTACTTCATTCGGATTATCCTCAATGATGAACTCTGGATTCAAGTTTGCAATCGCCTCATGCTTCTGCCCCATTTGGCAGAATATAGGGTTCATAGTATTGATCTTCCATTCATCCAGCCATCTATGAGTTGCTGTTATTGCACCCTCTGTTCTTCTTGCTGTCACGATGTATACATCATGTCCTTTTGAAAACCATTTATTGACTTGATGCCAAGAGTCATGGAATGGCTTTAGATTTCTCCAAAACAATTCAGGTGTCATGATTTCATCGGACAGTTCACATTCGTGATATGTCGTTAACCAATCTGTGAAGTCATAATCCGGATAACCTCTTTGCTCTAGTTCAATCCGCAAACCTTCATCAATATCTGCGATGACACCATCTAGGTCTAATGCAATTACTTTTCTCATAAAATAAGAAAAGTAGGGAGTGATTAAAAACCACTCCCTACTTCTACGCCTTTCTTATTACCACTCGTCTTTTGAAATTTCGCCAGTTGTGTAAAAGCGTTCCTGCTTTTCATATGGCAAAGTCAAGTAAGTGTTTTCAAGTTCGTGCAATGGCAAGTCCTTGATCTCCTGTGATGTTTCAGAAACAGAAAGAGGAATCAGGCTGTAGTTCGTATCCGAAGCACCAGAGCCTTGGCGAGAATACTTGTAATCTCGGTCTGTGATGGTTCCAAATTCTTTCGCATACTCAATCAAGATTGCACCGATATGGCGCTGATTAAATGTAGTGTCAATAATGCGTGGTTCCCAAACACCTGGCTCTACTTCAACAGCAACATTGATAACCAAATGTGTCTTAGGCTTCCATGCCTTATCCTTATGAACCTGCTCAGAACCCCAACAACGGAAATTGAATTTCTCAATTGAAGCAGTTGATGCTGCTCTCCACTTCCAATTGATTGGCGATGTAATGACTGGAACCATCATTCCTGTTCCATCTTTTTCATCATAGCCTCTTGCATCTTCTGTCAACTCTTGACGAAAACGAACCTTTACAGATTCCCCTGCGCCAATTGTCAAATATTTCTTTGTACCAGTCTTAGCAGCGCCAGCAACTGGCGCAACTGTTTTTTCTAATTCTGATAGTGTTTTTACTGATTTAAACATTGTTATACCTTCCTTATATGTGTATTTGTTTGTTTGTTAATGTATTTGTAATTTCCTCATCCGACATTTCACCTGCGTCCTTTCGGTCTTCAGGCAATTTGACGGTATAGAGTTCCTTACCTCTACAGGCATTTAGTATATCACTCCTCATCTGATTTCCAGCATCATCATTGTCGGAAAAGATAATAATTTTGTCAAAATATCTTCTCAACATTTTGTACTGAAAATCGGAGATTTTGGAGCCTAGAGTCGCTACAACATTGGGGTAGCCAGCTTGATGAATAAACATTGCATCAACACTTCCTTCCACAACTATGCATGAATCATACTGTTTTGCATTTTGTATGTTGAATAAAACATCTGCTCTTTTGAAACCCCTGTTATACAGGTAGCGAGGTTCTTGTTCAGAACTTGTCGCACGACCTATGAATCCAACTAACTTGTATTGAGCATCCCTAACCGGAATGACAACTCTTTCTTTTGCTTTTGAATATCCGATTTCGAAATGTTCAAGAGTTTCATAACACAACCCTCTTTCCACAAAGGTTGACAGATCCTCAAGGCTTGCATCATCATCGTAATCAATTTCAATATCTGAAATATTTAACTGATCTTTCTCGCCCTCTTCGTAATTGAGTTCTCTATCAATCACATTTTGAAGAGCGACATGATCAAGTTTTACATCCTTAGTAAAAGGCTTGCCAGTCACCTGCTTATACAGTTGACGAAAGTTACCTTTTTTACCGCATGATGGATTGAAGCATTGCCATAAGCCTGTTTTTATGTTTATATAAAATGCAGGGCTGTGCATGTTCTTATGAAAAGGGCAAAAGATATTTAACTCATTCATACCCTCACTTGCGATATGGATATTGTAGTTATCAAATAACTCTCTAATATTTTTTTCAAGGTTACTTGATGAAATGTAACTGGAATTTGAATATGTCTGTTTTTGCATTGTAATCCGTTACTAATTTTGTTCTAGAGAAGTTTCCGTGAACAGCCTTCCATTCATCCTCAATCCAAGGTCTAAGCCTTGCAATAGTCTCAATGTCTTGCGCTTCTCCAGCAATATATCTCTTAGGCATTATAGTTCCCATTCTTCTGTCCACTTTCCTGTTTCTAAATTCCATCTTAGATAAAATCCAAAATGGGTTGATCTTCTTACTTTTCTTGATACGACTTGAAAAACATCCGAGTTGTACTCACGATGAATTGCAAGCACTAGGTCTGCGTCATACGCTAATTGCTTACTCCATGCAACTTCTTCCAATTCAGGTGGTCGCTCAGAGTGCCCCTCATTCATTGTTACAGCAGCAACATCGATAATGGGAATACCATTCTTCACAGCAATTCTTTTAAAAGCTTTTGACAGGTTCTTAGCCTTTTCAGTTTCATTCTTTGCACCACTGGCATCATCAAACAAGCCGTGATAGTCAAGGATAACCATATCGGGATGATATTGATCAATCTTTGCCTGAACCATGTTTTGGTCTGCTGTCTCAAGCCCCTCTGATGTTACGAGATAAATAGGATGCTTTCCCTCAAAAGTTCTTTCAGCCCATCTCTCGTAATTGTCAACGATACTTTTATTCGCTTTTACAAGGTCCGTGTTGGTAAAGTGCCCCTCACCATTGTTTAACAATGTATCAAGCCTCTGCCCCTCTTGCTGTTTGTTCATCTCAAGAGAGATGATTAAAGGCCTGTATCCCGCTCTCCAAGCATTGGCAGCAAATAGTCTCGCAATAAAACTTTTACCAACACCTGTCCAACCTAGAAGAACAACAAAGTCACCGGGTTGCCAACCACCAAAAGACTTATCAAGAACATTAATTCCGCTAGGAATTCCTGGGATATCTCTAGACTCCTGCATTGAACGATTTCTTAAATCTCCTGCACGATCTTTCCACTCACTAACTAAGTCAGTATCTTTAAGACTGCTAGAAAACTTGTAGAGTTGAGAAGTTGATTGCATAAGATATGCCATCGCTTCTTTTGGTCCCATATCCTTAAGCATCCCGTGAGCTTTTGAGATGATCTGTCTAGTTTGATAAGACAGAGACTCCCTCTTTGCTTCGTCAATGTAATAAGTCAAAGGCTCAGGAGTATTGATAAATTCAAAATCCGGATAGTGATGCTTTACAGTATCTTTAGATGGTGTCTTTTTATATTCATCGTAGTGTTGCACTACAAAGTTCCAGATGTCCCTGTATTCAACAAAGACATTTTCAATGCCCTCGTTGACAGAGGTTACATAATCTCCTGAATTAAGTAGGGAATTGATAACCCTCAATTCATAATTCATCTGCCATTCGCTTTCTTGTCTCTTCCAATATTGATTGGAATCTGCTTTCTGATTTGCTATCAAACTTTACTTTATCAATATATGTCTTAGATTCCACAGCAAAATCAAAAAGAAGTACTGGACCATTTTTTGATTTTATAAAGGATTCAATTGCCTTGAACAAAAGTTCTGACTCATAGAATTCCGATATAGCCTTTGCAACAGGTTCCTGTCTTGGGGAATCTGGAATGAATAGTTTACTGTGCTTTTTGCAACAGTCCTCGAAGTACTGAATCGTCTGTTCTCCAGTTACTTTCATCTTCTGTCACCGCCCTCTTCCATTGAAGTTCAAGATAATCATACTCTGAAATTCCTGCTACAACACCGACAAATGAATCATTCATCAGTGCTGTAGAAAGACACGGTACTCTTACTGAACACTTACTGCATCCATCTTTTGCATATTCAATATCTGCAAGATCATAAGATACCCATTTTTCTGGGTGGTAATTATCTGTGCAGACCGCCATGCTTTTCCAATTATTTCGAGTTACCATCATCTAACTCTTTGAGCTTAGCTTCAATCTGAGTATCAATTGAATCCCATAATTTCTTCCAAGCATCTTCATCATCAAGTGATGGAGCCATTGTTTTTGCACCAGCGTCAAGTCTTAATGACTCATAGTTGCCGAGATTTTTTGTAATCCCTAGTGATGCCCATATTTCTACTTTTTCTTCTGACATAATTACCTCAGAGTTTTAATTTTACTTTCTCTTGAATTGACTTGATTTTTGAATTCAAATCAATGTTTTTGTTTTTAACTGGTCTACCCGGAACTCTATCATTAAAGAATTCAATCATCTCGTAGATGTCTGATTCTTCATAATATCTCCAATTTTTGTAGCCTCCATACTTTTCACCAAATTTACTTGGCTCAGGTATTAGATTTTTTTTCTCATACTTGCGAAGAGTGTCTGTTCTTTTCTCAACAATCTTAGCAACCTCTCCAACAGTGTACAACCGTCTTAGAAGTATTTCTGATTGCTCATAGGGAATTACTATTGAATCCCCATTGTCCAATTTTTCAGCAAAGATCTTATTTGAATTCTTGCTAATCTTTTTAATTTTTATAATGGTATCAGAGTATCGATAAAATTTATTAAGAACGGGTTTTCTTGTTATCATTTACAATCACCTTATCCTGCTTAAGTTTTTCTAAAAACTTATTTAATTTTTCTACCTCAATGTCCTTACTGTCACTACAAATAACACAAGTAACATCTACATAGTATGTACCATAAGCATAGTATGGATCTCCAATAAATTTAACTCCACCGCAAATAGCACATTTAAGCCTCAGTGTGTTCATGTTTATCAATCCAGCCAGCAGATGTATTCAGCAGTTACGATACCCTTCTCTGGATGAACGAACATCAACGGTTGTGATGGTCTACCAACAGCAGCAAGGCTTTCCATTGCATATGTATTATTAGATTCTGGACTTCCGGAGATACGACATTGAACAGTGTTGAATGTCATCTTTGTTGGAGTATGGAAATGACCCAGATAGACATCATCAAAATGTTCTTGAATAGCACCGACTTTCCATCCAAAAATCTTCTTTTGGAATGCATAAAGAGTGGAGAGACCATTGAACTGATCTCCATGAATCAACAATGAACTGTAATTACCAATCTTGTCAATTGCATACCAATTTCTTTCACCTCTTCCGTCTGGGATGATGAACTTGACTCGTGGTTCATTTTCAAACATCAACTGGATGATGCGATAAAGCATTCTATCACCATTAGTTTCTGGGTCATGGTTTCTTCTTGCACGACCACCAATACTTCCATGATTGCCAATAACACCTACGAATGTAACTGTTTCAAAGTTTTCTAGCATTCTCTTAACGAAGTTCTTGATAATTCTTGGACCATTAATTGTAATTTGTCTATAAAGACCACCGTCAATTAAAAACTCTTGACCGGGAAAAATCATTTCACCTTCAATGATGTCTCCGAGTGCCCAAATTCGAACTTCACGAACTGGGTGATCTGCTCTCTGAATTTCTGTTAGTTCAATAATCTTGTCAGCGTACTTGTTAATCCTTTGCTCACAAATCTGAGAGTCATAAGAGATGGTCGTACCATCTGCTTCCTTTGTAACCTTAGAAAGTTGCCAGTCTGCAATTACAGCAACTGCTACTTCTTCACCCTTCTTCCTCTTATCCTTCTGAGGGGGTTTTACAGGCACATACTTGTGTTCAACAATATCCTCTTTAACGGCACGATAGATGGCCTCAACCATGACATCTTGCTTTGTTTTTACTTTGTCATATTCTTTAAGTAGTTTTAGATATGCGGTTTTAACATCTGAATCTGATGATAGATCTGAATCGATATTTGGAACTTCGACCAGACCATTTTCTTTTCTAAACTTACACAAGCCAAGAGAATCAATTGATTTTCTACAACTTGCATCTGCGTATTTTTGGTTTTGTGTATTTGGTTCAAAGGTTTGATTACAACCTTCTGCTGCACATTTTTTCATGGGACTCCTTTACAGTCCCGAATATCATACCATAGGATATTTACAAGTTAGGTCTTTTCAACCTGTTTTCTATAGGTTTGTTTTGAGCATAATTTCTTTTTTTAGTATGAGGCTTTGTGTTCTTAACAGTGTTCCTCATCTTCTCTTTTCTCTCTGCCGATGCCCTATGTCCTTCTTTATGAATTGCACTATGCTCAGAGTGAGTACATAGAAAAAGATTATCTAATCTATTGTCAGTTTTTATCTCATTAATGTGATGAACAGTTTCCCATGGCTCTAGATAGCGGCCAATGTACTCTTCCATCACAATACGATGCTCATATGCATATCCACGAATATTGCGAGGGTGATCAGTTTTTAGAACTCTGACATAGCCTTTATCATCAATGTATTTTCCACCATTGTAATTTGCACTATCTTCACCGGCAGGTGCGCTATCGGACCATTTAACATCTTGTCTCTGAGATGCTAGCCCTCTTTTAGCCATGGTTTATGCAATCCCGCCGATGTCCTCAATATAAAATTGCATGCGACCTGACGCTGCAAGAACTGTCCATCCAGATGCAAGGTTTGCATTACCAGTAGGTGGAGTTACTCTTTCAAGTTCGGCAATATGACTTTGATTTGTAACTGTATTGCCTCTAAACACATAAGTATATGTGCCTCCTCCAAAAATAATAGGACTCATAAAAGCTAAACCATTTGATATATTTGTATTTGCAACAAGAGTTCTATAAACTCCAACTTGGGGAGCCAGAACAAATGTTGTAAGGATGTCACCAGTGTTAGCAGTATTGCCAGTTCTAAATCTTAGATAATAAACACTGTCTTCACCGCCTCCTTGATCTTGCTGAATAGCTGGTAAAGATAGTGTTAACTTATAGTAACGAGATGAATCAAGAGTTACTCTATTATCTACACCAACATTGCCAATTGTTTCTTGCTCAAGACCAGCAATCTTTGTTGGAACAAATTTGTTATTACCAGTTGCAACAGGGTTAGAGGTAACATCTCTTAATTTTAGAATACCCTTTGGCTTGTCATCATTAACAATTTTAACTTGATCAATGTTGACAGACATCTGATTAAGTCTTACGCTAGTTATGGGGGTGGAATCTGTCCAAGAGACAAAGGAGTAATTTGTATAATCAGCCATATCTATCTATTATACATCCTCTAGGGTCTGCAATCTAACTTCAATACTATCCATTTTACTGGCAAGATCTTGAATTTTTTTATCAATTTCTTTAATTGCTTGAACAACTGGTGCAATTAGCTGAGTGTAGTCTAACATCTGGAAGGAATCCGGATCGTTTTTATCTGCCATTGACCACAGATTATAGTCACCTACATCTTCAGAAATTAGAGCCTCTTGAACATTTTGCGCTGTAAAACCTGCTCGCAATCTTGAGCCAATATCCCATTCAAATACATCTTCTTCTTGCTCCTCACCTTCTTTTGCCAATCTTGCTTTTATCACTCTTGGCGCAAGATTTGTATACTCAATCGGTTGTAGTTTATTTATAAAAGATAAACCTAAAGGTAATTCTTTTTGATTATCTTTAAATCTTCCATCTGAAGCGGTGAAAAAATTATAACTAGCGACAAGATTCCAAGCACTAAATGTAGGTGGAGGACCACCTATAGCTCCAGTATTGTTTCCGCCCCTTGGAAAACCACCAGCAAAAAAAACTACGTTAGCATCTACAGTTCCATCAGTTATATTAACATAGTTAAGTGCTGCGCTTGTGTCGTCTCTACTTTCAAGCTGTAGTCGCCCACGAGTTCTTTGCTCCCCAGTAGTGTCAATTCTTTCTGTTGCAAGATATACTATGCCATTCGAGTAAGAAGTGCCCAGCGCACGTCTAGCATCCATATAAATAGCATTTGTCTGATACACAACTCGTTCTCGAACAGAAGTATCTGCTAAGTTACCTGTGCCTACAAAGTATCCAGAGTGATACAGTGCGGTTGATCCTATCTCAAACACAGCGAATGCATTAAGGGAACCGTCATACCATTCATTTCTATAACTAGCATTTGTCAATGTTGTTGTGTAGATATTTGAGCCAGAAACCAACCTTGATCTTAAAACTCCACCGGAACTTACTCGAAAAGGCGCAGAAGTAAATGTTGTAGCACCAAGCCACATATTTCCATTGTTATCGACACGGAATGAGCCAGATCCTACTGTTGCAACGATATCAATCGTGCCAGCCTGGATAGAGCCTCTAATTATAGAGTTATTAAAAACAGACGAACCAGAATGGCTAATTGCCCATCCAGCAGTACCAGAATCATTAATCACACCGTTTGCATGGAATGTGCCATTAAAAGATCCACTCCTGATAATATTATTAACAAGAACAACATTTGAACTTAATTCATTTGCACTTATTGTTCCAGCAACTATTTCTCGTGCAGTAATTGCATTAGCCTGAACACGGATACCTTGGGGATTTAAAACCCTTTCCTCAACTGCACTGACAATAAAGGACTTAAAACTTCTTATATTATTATCTTCAAAAACCCTTCTTGGAGAATTAGGTGCAGCAACAGGAAAAGGAACAAAATCGAAAATAGAATACTTTTTATAATCAATTAGTGATGATGTCAGACCATCATGATTATGACCAACATCTCTTCTAAAAACCACTTGGTTTTCATTGATATTTATTTTTGGGTCAATAGCCATTAATTTACCTTCCTTAATGTCAAAGATTGAGACAGTGATTCTCCATATGATATATCCTGAGAAACCACCCAGTAGTCATTATTAATTATATCAAGAGAATCCAATGAGGATATACGAATTTTATCACCAAGTTGAATCTTTGGCACACACATTGTATTAATGTTTATAATAGGAACAGGGTCAGCCATCTTTTCAATTAAAAAACTAGCCATTCTTTGGGCATGGTCTGTGCTTGTTATATATTGACTTTCTATTGTTATCTCTTTTAATCCATATTTGCGAATACTGTCAGAGAGGCTCTCTTTCTGCTCAGTCACCCTCTCTGCCGATTCCGTAACCACAACTGGAACTCCGTAAATACCTGTTCCATATGAAATATTGCTTCGAGGGTCTTCTCCTTGTATATAAATATGATTGTCGTACCCAATATTCGCAGAAGCTGACAGGATTAATTTTGCGGTGTATGGTGTACTCTCAAATTTAAGAACATTTAAACTATCCGGTTCATCATCAATAATCCCTGTTGAGATAGGGGGCAAAATAGAAACTGCTGGTTTCTTATCGTATGTAATTTCATAATATCTAGCCTCCCTAATATGGGTGTCAACAGGTACTTCATCTAAAATTGGAGTTCCAAACTTTCCTCTTTCAAGATTTAAGAAACTAGATACTGATTTTGAATTGTATTTAACAATTTCAGTTTGAAGAACACTATTGGCATCTAATTTACTAAAGGCTAAGTACCCAGAGTTTGCAAACACCGGTCTTGTGGTTGTTGAAACAAGCATTCCAGTATCGGAAGACATCAGTGTTGCCGTAAGGCGAACTGCCCCAAGAGATGACTTGTCTTCAGCAGTCCATAGCTGCTGTGGTTCTGTTGACAATCTTGCTACGGATGCAACCTTTACAATTACCTTGTTGGCTTGCAATTGAACATTTAAACTTCCATCAATTATGTTTGTAACGTCACTAAATGTATATTGAACATTTGAATGCTGATCAATAGATGATTCATAAAATCTGTTGTAATGTTCATAGCGGCCCATGTTTTCTTCATCAATATAAAAACGCCCAAGGTCGGCTAATGATATATTATCTATCGCGGCTCTCAAGTGTTGATCCTCTGAATAGAGGAACGGAAACTTAGGGATATATTGAACAGTTGATGCAATATATCTATCCAGTATTTGTTCACTTGATAAAGTGGTTTTATATATAATAAATTCATCAATAGACATCTCTCTAGTGACCGCTGGTGCGTTCTCTGTGAAAGCAGTAAAAGAAGCACCACGACCACCGATTGTGATATCAGAAGTATTTGTAACTATATTGCCAACAATTTGCTTTTCATTCTCAAGCCTGCCATTCAGGTAGTATGAAAGTGTTTTTGAGCCAGAATCATAAGAGACAGCAATATGATGAAAATCTTGTGATGATAAAGCAGTGTTTGATTGAACAAATTCAGATGATGGAGTATCGGTTCTTATTTTGAAGCCATGAGTGCCACTAGAGACATGAAAAAATTCAAAACCAGATGTAGGGCTGCTATTTGCCCATGATGATAAATACTGCCCATCACCGTTGTATCCACCTTGATTAAATCTAGCAATGACCTCAAATGAAAAATCTGATTCAGTCAAGGCAATTGATGAATGACTTGGTATTCTTGCATATGCGCCATCAATTAAGAAGATACCCCTATTCTCAGGATCAGACTGGTAACTCGTAGAATAGTTCAGTTGCGTGTTTGGATCTAGGTAAGCATCGTTCTGATGATGATTCTCTTGAATAGTATTTATGGAATAAGTAGATGGGACTACGGATGTGAGATTTCTAGAACCAAGGCCATCTCTTGCAACAATAGGTCTTACATTGTTTTTAGAAAGAAGTGTTTTTACATACTGATCAGTAGATACATTATAAATATAAGAATGTAAAGACATTGAAAAGTTAGAATCACCAGGACCATGGAAAAATTCAATTCTTAACTTATAAGGAACACCGGCTTGTAAGTTCATATATATTGACTGAATTGAAACAGCTGGACTTTCCATTGTTGACTGACCAACTAGCAAATCATCTATGTATATTCTTGCTCCTCCATTATTTATGTCAAGAATAATTGCTTGATTTGCATCAGTTACGCTAGGAATATAGTAACCATCCACTACCCCGTTGTAATATTTAGTAAATGTCTCAGATGTAATATTGCTAGAAAATGTATGATTAACAAGTTTAAGAGCATCATTTTCAGAGCCAATTATCGATGTGGAGAGGACGACATCATCTGGAGCTGAGTAAAGTTCAACTCCTTTAATTCGATCTTCAAGAGATATAAATTTTTCTAATACATTTGATTTGATTGTTTTATATGTTGATTCAAAACCAGATCTCATACCCCATAGGCGAATTCTAAGACCGGGCTGAAGAGAGGTTAGATTGCCGTTGTTATCAATTGAGTCCTCACTAAAAGAATATCTGGCAACTGCTCCAAGTTCTCTTGTTCCACTTGAGTACGGAAGTATCTGTTTATAATCGGCTCTTGGAAAGTTTCTCATCATAAGCAGATGAAGAACTGCATCACCAACTGTTTTGTCCTCTAACAAGAAACCATTTTCCAATTGCTTCTCTAGAAGGAATTTTGTCCAATCACTCGCATTTATTGAAACCGTCATGTCATTAGAATTTGATGACCATTCATCGACATAAAATGTCCCCATTGGTACATATTCATATGGGTCAAATAAAACAGTAGAGCCGACAGCATGCTCTACTGCATCCGTTTCTAAAAGGCCTCTACGACTTATTGACAGGGTATTGGTACTGCTCACATGGCTACATAAAACAATTTCTCTATTATCCTTTTCTGGATTAATTATGGCAATAAAATTATTATTAACGCCCCCTTCTGGAAAAATTGATGAATCATCAACTGACATTGTTGTTGCAGAGTTGGAAAATGTGCTACGTAATTTTGTTTCCAGAGTCACTGCATTAGTTTTTTTAATTCTCCATCCTGTTGATATATTTATTTTCAAGTCCTTTTTCATATATTTTCCAAATAATGAAGAATTATTAAATATGTTCCAATCTTTATTGGTATTATCAAGTTTTATTGTTACTTTCGGGCTTTGACTACCTCCAATTGGAACACTTGACTCATGAATATCTCTGGCTCTAGAAACATTATAATCAACAACATAGTCAGTTATGTCATACTCGTAGATAGGTGACACTTCATGTATTCTCGCATAATCAAGACCATTTTTTGTTGATATGACAGTAAGTTCAATTCTTACAGCATCAAATTGAGCCGCTACTGCGTTGTCACTTTTTAGATAAATATCTTTATAATATTCGTCATCTTCAAGAGTGATTGTCTTATCCAAGATATTGATGAGAGTTTCGCTTTCAACTTTTATGCGGAAAGACTTAACTTGACCATAATATTCAGATGTAGTAATTCTTATTTTATTGACCTTGCGTGGTTGAAAAGCAATTGTGACAATTGGGGATGAAGCAAAAGAACCATTAGCCAAACTTCTAGTTCTAGACCACCATCCAAATTCAAAATCTCCTTCAAGATTATTGTCTTTATCCACGCTTGTTGGCATACAGTGCCAACTTCCATCGGCTGTAATGATCTTGCCATTTTTATCTAGTGCGTCTGTAACTGCCCATGTAAAAGACTGTCTTTCGTAACCGTTAATCATTTGCTGTTCAGAAAAGTAAAAACCAAGAGAACCCTCTGACGAAACAGTATGGGCATCAGTATTTGTTATTGCAACATTTCCAGTCAGTACTGGGTTTAAATCTACATGGCGACTATCTAATAAATCTATAGTTATTTTTGGTTTTACATTTTGTGCAGGGGCATTAATTGCATTATTAAAATAATTAGATAATGTTACTCCATATGTATTTTTAGTTAACATTAGACCTCTTCTAGAACCAAACTGCAGTCATACAAGTATACACCTTCTGCTATATATCTTCTAATCAGGCTTTCTGAATAGGATCTGATAAAGACTTGATATGTCGTTTCTGTATACGGTGTTAGCCCAGATTCATTCTGATTTAGTATTTTCAACTCATGAATGTCGGGGTCTTCCGCTACCGTGTGTAAGAAGTCTCTGGCATTTCTTTGATCAACCGTATCTTCCATGCCGTTTGGCAGCATCGTCCAGTTGAATGAGAAAGTCTTGCGACCAGATGTTGATGCTCTTTTATAATATCTATTACGCCTATTATTCCAATTTATAATCTCTGTATTTATTGGGGATAGTGAAATATCAAATTGTCGATTATGATTAGTTAAAGGTTTGTCATCTAAAATAACTAAAGATCGAATAGATGTTTGATCAATATAATTTGGAGAAAATCTTATAGGGGGTTTTACAATCGCCCTCAATCCAAAAGACAATGAATTATTAATCAAAGTAATAAGAGCAGTGGATACGCCAGCGCTAGAGGCAATGCTTGAAGATGAAAGTGCCAATGCTATCCTGATAGCGCGCGGAGAAGATAAGGATGAGATTGAGACACTACTTGAAGCAGTAGTTATTCTTTCTGCATCTGCAGTGTTTGTTAATAATACTGATGAAGTTGAGCTAGAAAATGCAATTTTACTAGAATTAGAGGATACATCTGCAGATATGTGTATAGAGGAAAGAATATTAAGAATCTCTACACTAGAAGGTTCCTTAGTAAGCGACAAGAACACTTCAGACTGCGCATTGGCAAACTTAATAGAATTTATTTGATTAGATAAAGATATTGCAATAGATGATGAAGCAAAAGCTATTTTAGATGATGCTGCCGAAGCGCTTGATTCAATATAAATATCAGAACTGCCGAGAATACCACCTCTGTAGAAATCAATATCTGATAATTCCGGCCCTATGCTGTAATATTCATCTGCCATTATTGCTCACCAAGATCAATTGTAACATCGTAGTAAGAACAAGCCTCTCCAATTTCTCTTCTGATTAATCTTTCAGTATATGAATTAATATAACAAATATAAGTTTCATACTCCTCAGTAGGAGACATTTTTACGCTTAGAGTTACAGTTCCTTTTGTTAAGGATAATGTATTGAGAAAATCACGCCCAGCTCTACCGTCAACGGTCTTGTCAGTTGTATTTGGCAAATATGTAAAAGAAAAATTAAATGATTTTTTATTTTTACGAATATATCTACGGATTACACCTCTTGCAAGTTCTACATCTGCGCCTGACTGCTCAACCGTAACGGATACTTTTCTATTATGCTCCGTTATCTCAGTTCCATTGATTTTGGCAATATGAAGCAATCCGGTTTGTTGATTCTGAATCACCGCCATTATAAACCTCTATTAATTCCGCTATAGGTTGATATTGTTGTATTGTTCAATCCAGCTGATTTTTGATTTTGTGGTGCAACCTTGACATTATAATCTTTCATCATTGACTCAAACCAAGCTCTTTCGCCAATGAAATTGTCAACATATATGTTGACATTTGAGGTTGAATTTACTTGAGATCCTGTTGGGGGACTGTATGGTTTCGATGATGGATTTGCAAATCTCATATTGTTCATAGCCTGCAGTGTTGCGAATCCAATATTTTTGACAGCCTTGGCATTTACAACATATTCACCTCCATGAAGCATGGTTGGTACTGATTGTGAATCAAATCTTGGAACAACACCACCCATAGACATTTTAGGAATGTAACCTCCATAGGCACGAGTCGTGAATGTTTTTCTATTTGCGATAATAAAATCATATATTGCTCTTGAAGATGACCTAACTGCGTCTGGGTATCTGTTTCTGTTAATTGCGACATTCAAATCTCTCTGCGCAGCCCCATAGTCGTTCAAAATAAGTGCAGAACTTACGAAGTCTGTAACAAGACTACGAATAGAACCAGGAATTTGTCTTGTTGCTGAATCCTGACCAAATGTGTTACTAAGATACTGACCTATAATCCAGTTAACTTTGTCTCTTACAAAACCACCAACAAATGTACCATCTGTTCTTGGAGTACCACCACCAGCACCACCACCAGTACCTCCTCCACCACCACCAGAGCCTCCACCACCGCCAGCGCCTCCACCACTATCTTCATCAACCATCGCCTTATATTTCTTATAAGTTTCAAATAATTGCTTAAATGCAGAACTCTTATCATCAATAACAATTGATAATGTATTCATCAATCCTTGATATTTACGAGTAAGGGCATCTATTGAGTCATCAATTGTCTTATTCCAAATACCATCTTCTCCAAATGGATTATTATCAATAAGAGTTTGACTAATGGCAGAAAGCGAGGATGTAAGAGGACCAGTTGCATCCACGCCAAGATTTGCTAATACTCCATTAAAACTGTCTGAGAAATTAGTTCCGATGTTGTTAGCAGCCGTTGTTGCTATACCAATCAATGAATTCAATTGGGTATTAAATTCTTCTGCTGTTGTAGGAGGGAATTCAGTAATAGTTCTTGCAGCATCTGTGAAGTTTTTAATCATTTCATCAAAGTAATCTTGAGCAATTTTCTTTGCCTCTTTTATAGATTCAATAAGATTTTTTCTATTTTCATCAGCAACTTCTCTTGCCCTCTCCTGCTGAATTTCAGCAATCGATCTTGTATCGAGAGTTTCTTGTCTTGCCCCTTCGTCAGCAATCGATCTTGCTTCGTCAATCTGACCTGCATATATTGCAAGTAAATAATTTCTGCGATTATTCATACGGTTAAGCACTCTTTGCTCTTCCGCTTCTCTCAATTTGTTTTGATATGCCTGCTCTTTTGTTAGCCTATCTTCGGCTTTTTCAACATCTTCAATTTTTTTAATTTCAGCATCGTATACTGCAAGTGATGCTTCTTTCTGGCGAACAAGACCGTCTTTAAGACTATCAACGACATCCTTAATCTGATCCTTTATTCTGTCTGCAATTTCTTGCTGAAGTTCGTTCTTAATCTCTTTAAGTTGCTGAGCAAGTTTCTTTGCCATTGCCTTTGCGCCCTCTTCTGCGCCTTCCGAAAGACCTTCACCAGTTGCATTAGCAATTTGTTCTTGAGCAAGATCTGTATTAATATCCAAGTCTGCTTCAGGATTTTCGACCTCAGGTCTTTTAACTTTTGGTTCAGACTTCATTGATTTTGTGTCTTCAATAAACTTAATTGTTGATTCAATACCTTTGCTTGCTGACTTGAACATTCCACCAACAAAAGGCAATTTTGCTAAACCATCAACAACGAACTTGATTCCTTTAAGAATAAAAGTAAATACGCTGGAGAATGGACCCATTAATCCAATTGCAATTTGGGCAATACCTTTGCCAATCTTCTTAAAACCTTCAACAATCGCACCCCAGTTGAATGTAAAGATGCCCTTAATAACTTTGAATAAACCAGATAGGAAATTACCAATACCTCTAAGAGTTGCAAGCAACCAACTCAAAGCTGATCTTAGCAATCGTCCTAAAACTTCAACTAATAAAAACTTTAAAATAATTGCAAGAAATTTTACTATTTCTGCAAGAACATTGAAAGCAGTAGCGATTGCTCCGACAACTGCATTCCCCTTTTCTCCATCTCCAGATAGAGCATTGAAAAATTCCATAACTGGCGCTACCAATCCCATAATGGCATCTTTTAGTATGTCAAAAGTTTCTTTAAAAGTTTTGATACCTGGCTCTATTGCCTCCAGGAATTGCTCCCAATTTCTTGCAAGAACAATAATTATTGCAACCACTCCTGCAATAATTAAGCCAATACCAGTGACCATTCCAAAGCCAGCAACGAAACTTCCGACTGCTGTAACGACTCCCATGATTGCACCCTTGAGGGCACCAAACATTAATGTTGGGCTTTTTATTAGTCCAACAAATTTTCCAAACATTGGTCCAATTTTTCCAAACATTCCAAATAAGCCTTTGAAACCTTTAGAGAACATTCCAAAAAAATCACCAACGGCTTTGCTTGGTTGTGTAAATAGATCTTTACCAAATGTTGCCAACCCTGAGGCAGCAGCCATTGCTTGCTTACCGCCCAGGAATTTTCCTGAAACTTTGGGGACAAGTTCTTTTGCTTTTCCAGCAGCGGATATAGTTCCTAGACGACCTGTCTCTAGACGACCTTTAATTCCTCCACCCATGATTCTGGAATAGGCGGCTTCATCAATTTGAGTTCCCTTAAAGAATCTATCTTTAGTAACACCTCCAGTTCCACGACCCAATTTTGTCTCTATGCCCTTGGACGCTTCTCTTGCTTGTCTTTCAGCAAACCTTGTCTTTGTTTGCTCCTGTCTAGATGTAAGATCAGCAAATAGAGCGTCACTCTCTGCAACACCTCTTCTTTGTCTTGCTGGTCCCAGAAGTGTCTCTCTTGCATCAAAATCGCTTTGCGCTCTTGTTACTCTAACAATTTCGCCCATCGCTTCTTGAACATTCTTTCTTGCCTGGTCACTGGCAGGACCAACTATGGTTCTTGTTAGTGGAGTAGGTGTCTTAAGCAGAGCGCCAATGCCAGCCTTTGTAAAACCGGCTTCTTCAAGTATTCTTACAGTTTCCTCTCTAACTGCCTTGTTAAAGTTCTTTACTGCTGCTGGAGAACCTGAAGGACCGGTTGCTCCTCTTAATGGTTTATCACTTCCAAATCTGGCTAATATATTTTTTGCAGTTGCACCAAATTCAGGTCTTGGTCCAGCAGCAGGAATTGGAGAACCTAAACCAGCCAGTGGAGCAGCGCTTAATGCTTTAAAACCTTTTGGCGTTTTACCAGTTCCAAATATTTCACCAGCGCCAATTGCATCGTCTAAGCCAAATCCTACTTCTGCTCTTCTTGCATTTACTGCAGTAGTGAGGGCTATTTGAGCAGTGGTTTGTTTCTGTAATTTTCCAGTTACTATTCCAATTTTTTCTGCAAGTTTTCCAAATGGACCACCACCGCTTGCCACTGTTGCAAGCATTGTTGCAAACTTTCCATTCGTGTTAACAACTGTGTCGCCCATTGTAATAAGTGGTTTTGTAAGATTTAACATCTTTGATCGGGCAGCTAGAGCGTCAATTGACATTGTTTTTAATGATGGTAAGAATTTAAAAAGAACACCAGCAACGCTTCCCATTGCCAATCTAAACTGACCAAATACGAAGATTAATGGACCAATCGCTGCTGTAAGTCCAGCTATTGCAAGGACGATTGTTGAGATTCTTTTTTTCATCTCAGGAGAAAGTTGCTGCCATGCTTCATACAACTGTGTTGTAACTTCAGATATTTTTTCAAGAGCAGGTCTTATACCCTTTAATAACTCAGCAGCAAACATCTTAAAGTTATTTCTAAGAATTGCTAATTTAACATCAAGGGATTGCAATGCATTATCTAATTCTCTCTGCGCAACACCGGCAGCGTTTGCGGCACCAGCTAACTGAATAAACATAGCCCTTCCAGCCTCTGTTGAAACTTGTCCAATAAGGTCTACACCTTCTGATTGTTGAGCTTTAAAAATTTCACTGGCTACAGTGTTGCGAACTTCCCTAGCGGCCTTGACTTGTGCTTGAGTAACTTTTCCAAAGCCATCAACAATTGCTGTTTGACCCGCTTCAACTCTCGTTGTTGCAATTCTTGCAATAATTCCAATATCTGAAAAACTTTTTATAACAGGAAGACCTGCATTCTGTGTTTTATTTAATCCTTCAATTGCAGTATTAGCAAAACCTTGCAATTGCTTTTCTGCACTATTTGCGCCAGTATCAGCACTCTTGAGAATTTTATCAAAAGTTGCCATCTGCGCAATTGCAACTTCCATTCTTGGACCTTGACGAACTCCAAAGACTTTAGCAAAGAATTCCATAGCCCCTTCTTGACCAGCAGCACTATCTCTTAATTCGTTGAAGGCATCGATTAATTGCTGAATGGCATCAAGACCAATACCTTTTACTGCGTTAAAATTTGTATTGTATTCTTCACTTAATCTTTTGAATAATTCAGAGTTTTGTTTTGTTGGAGCAGTAAGTCTTTGCAATGAGACTTTAATAGAGTTAGCAGAAGCACCAACTTCAAAACCAGCAGCCTTCATTGGTGCAAGCATCGCAGCAAGTTCAGTCATTGACAAACCAAAAGAGGAACCAGCAGCTGCTACTTCAGGGAAGGCATCTCCAAGATCTTTGAGTGTAAGAGCAGTTACGTTTTCAACTGCGTTAAACATATTTAACTGAGTGGTCGCGGCTTTAATTGCAGCAATTTCTCTTTCTTCAAAAGTTAAACGATTAGCTTGACCAGATTGCTGCATTGCTCTTTGGGCTTGAAAATATAGAGACTGGACTAAATCTTTAGCATTAGAAATATCCATACCGCCAAGTTTTTCAGTAACAGCAGTAAGTTCGGTAATCAGTGCAATATTTTCAGTTGATTGAATACCTAGTTCAGCAAACTCGCCAGCAAGGCCGACTGTTAAACTCTTTGAAAGACCAAATTTTGTACTTGTTCTTGTCAATGCTTGATCTAATTTATTGTAGTTATCAACCATCTTATTAAGTTGAGCATTTTGAGAAGCTGTAGCATTAGCCAAATCAATGCCCATTTTCTTAGCAGCAGATTCAATATTTGGAGCAACACTCTCAAGAACTTTATTTAATCTAACGAATTCTCTGTCTATGGCGACAAGTGATTGCAAACCAACTCTACCGAAAGACATTATTGGAGTGGTTAAACCAATAATAAGGCTTCGACCTACGAATTGTGCATCCTTGCCAAGACGCTTTTGCTCTTGCGCTACTGTTCTTAAATCTTCAATAAGAGCTCTTAATCTGACTCCTTTCAAAGCAGATTCATATGCTTTAAGATCAGAAATAGCAGCTCTTCTAAATTGAGAAGATGTACCGGTAGCAAATTTAAAAGATGTGCCTAAGCCAGTAATTTCTTTTTGAACCTTTCTTAACTCATCGGATAAAACAGAGTTATTAGTTGCAAGTTGAGAAATAGTCCTAGCGTGATTTTTCAGTGATGAGTCAGAGGCTCCAACCGCTTTGGATAGAGCTCGGCTACGGGCATCGAGGTTTTTTATAGGATTAGCAACACCCTGAACAGTTCTGTTCAGTTGTTGCATAGCATTGCTTAACTTATATACATCCTGTACGCCGTTAACAGCAATATCTAATATAATATCTACATCACTAGCCATTTAATACCTATTTAATTATCCCATTTTATATGAGAAAACGCAATGTGATTAAGAAGAAAATTCAAAACCGATTCCTATCGGCAAACTTCCGTAATTTTTGCTGTCGATGTAAGGCTCTTCTTCTGGAGGTAGGGGGTCATACCAGTCATCAGAGAAGTCAACCTCTCCGCCAAATGCAACAGCGGAGGCCTTGATTGTCTTTGTATACTCATTACCGCAAGCACGATATAAAAGGAACAACTCATGCAAAAGCAAGGAGTCTTCCATTTCTTCAATATTTCTCCAAGCGCCTACTTGGACAAATACTTCAGATAAAAATTTTAATAGGGGAAGATCATCCCAAGCAATATTTTCACTGGGAGCTCCTGACCCTCCCTCTACTGGTTTGGGTCGCCACCCATTGCAACTGACATTAGTTCCTGAAAGGAGCGAAGGTCAAGTGCATCCTCCAAAGCCTCATCATCAGCAGCCAACTCTGGGTCTACTTTCTTGAGTGCAATTTTTGCTGCAGCAACCATTTTGTCGATATCTTCATCTGTCAGATTACCTTCATCAGTTGTTTTCATATCATTTGCAACCTTCATGAATTCTCTCAATGCACGAATCGTGAGTGGTTTAATTGTGCGAACTTTTCCATCCGCAAAAACAATCTCTGTCCCCTTGTACATATCAACATTCTTACTATTAGCCATTTTAAAATATCCTACCTTTATGTGTAAAAAGGGGAAATCCCCTGTGCAATATCATATCACACAGAGGACTTCCCTAAGTATTAAAGCTAATGCTTTTATTTAGATTTGATCAATAATCTTGCCATACTCGTAGCCAACATCGTCAGATGCTGGAAGAATACGGAACGAGACAGCGAAGACCGTAGCCTCTGCTCTCTTCATGCTGATTGTTGAAGATTCCATAGAGATTGCTCTCTTAGTTCTGAACTTACGAGACTTGGTTGTTGACGCATCTGAGCCAGGTGCGTTACCTTCAATCTGTACTGCTCTTTCGTATGGATATACGCTTTGTCCACCGAACTTAAATGTTCTGGTGTTAGCGCCATCAAGGGTGTTGACAATATCGGTGCTTGCCGAGTCTGTGTTCGAGACATCGGAGTTATAGCTCCATGCAACTGCCAAGTTCTGAAGTGTTCCTTCTGCCATGGTTGTCTTAACCATAACTTTTACCTTGGACTGGATGACTTTTGCAGCGTCTCCAAACTGATCAACTTCAATGTCAACCATGTCTGGTTCCCAAGAAATTTCTACACCGCCCTGTGTGTATCCCACATGACGGAGGGCATCGAAGTCAGTTCCAGTCATTGTCAAGTTGGATGCACCAACTCTAACAACGGCTTCACCAACTACGATATTCGCGGCTGTTGTATCTGCCATTTTAGTTTTCCTCCTAAATTATTCAAGAAAAAAGATTTTCTTTCCTCTTTTATCACGCCATTTAGCGATCTTTTTTACATGGTCTGGGTGAACCTCATCTTGTTTCCTACCAATTCCCAAGCCTTTTTGCCATTCAAATTCATAAGATTTGGCACCCATTCTGACGATATAACCTTCAGTTTTGCCAATGTATGTAATAGTAGTATACTTCATATATTATTAGGATACCATAGATTAGTAAGAAGTTGAATAAATTCTAAAGTCTAAATCCATTTGATACCAGCCAGCCTTCTCCAGAGGCTCAAGAAGTGTTGAACCGACAAACATAGAAGCTTTAAACCTATGGTCTTGGCTAGTTATACCACCAGTTTGTGAGACAGTATCGCCTCTTCCTAGTAGAAATATAAACCTTTCAGAAATCTTAAAAAGACGATCAACATCGCTATCGTAAATTGAATATCTAATATTGTCATACCTATTCCAAAAAGCCTCAACAGAGGGGATGGATGGAAAAAAGAAATAAACAACAAATGGAGGAGTCTCCTCACCGTATCCAATAACAGGGAAAAAACTCATTTCCTTACCCGCTATGGATGTCAGTGTTGCATCATTTTTCAGGAAATCATTTACATCGTAAACACTTATTGTCATGTGTTCCTCACCCTTACTGTTGTTAAATCTTCGAGACCTCCAGAACCACCTCTTGGCCCAAAGCCAAATCTCTTAATTGCGTATTCAAGATTCTTAATAATTTCCTCTCTAGCCTCTCTTTTGATCTCTTCACTGCGCCCTGCCATTCTTGGAATCCTAGCCTGTTTAAGATAAGCAGGATAAGGGGGTACTGAGCCTTCTCTTAAGGCCATGTATCTAGATGTTTTTGCTCTCACCATATAAGATTTTCTACCTCTTAAAAATACAGAAGCAGCGGCATAAGCACTACTTCCGTCTGATGTTCTAGCCTTTTTGTCGGGAGTTATTGTCATTCGATACCCAAGATTTCCACTTATTGATATTTCATAATTAAGATAGTAAGCAGCAGGGAATTTTCTAGTAAGTTTGCCATGAAGAGTATTACCGCTACGGTGTAAAGCAGATTGCTGAATAGAAGCAATTCTGTTTGGAAAAGTTTCAATCTTCGCTACAACATTTTCCATTTGCTTTGTTGCATTTGAGTTTATTTGCATCTTAAGCATTTTCAACAACTCGCCTAGTAGTTAATAAAAGATGATGTAATCTTCCCTTATACCCAATATACTTTCTAACACTGATAATTTCTAATGGTCCGGCTTCA